CGTAACGGAGTCGAACACCACCGTCTCAATGTTTGGATTGTTCGCCAGTACTTGATCCAAACCAAACGGGTTATCGTTCTGTGCGTGCTTGAAGAAATCGTCGTATCCCATCGCGGAGAAGTTCGCGACCATAACATCAGGGCGATGGGACACACTAACATGCTCCTGATCTCCTAAACTGATCCACAACTTCTGCCCTGGAGCCGTAGCCGACAGGGTAGTCTTGCCACATCCTGCGTCACCCCATAGGAGTAACGCTATCCTCTTAGGGGTTTCCTCTCCCTGTGTTATTGGGACAGGACCCAACATTTGCGTTGGTTTCTTGTTGAGCACCGTAGCCTCCTCGCTTGTGTGATTCACACATCGTCATTCACCTATGGATCGTTCGGATGGACTGGGTTCCGCTGCCACCATCGACTCGTTAAAGGCGATCTGCCTCCCCTCCGCAGTGTCTGCGCAAAACTGTAGAAGAGAACACGTCCGGAAATATCTGTTACAACTATGCGTGTACCTCGCGGCGTGCTCGAAGTCATCCTTATACTTCTCATATGTCTCCGCCATCTCACGGAGCCAGGTCGCCCAATGCTGAATAGCATCTTCAGTCCTTTCTATGGGCTCGAACGGGTAGCAGTCTTCACCACGATTACTCGGCGGTATCTTCAATCCTGTGACGCGACTTCGCAGAGTACGAAATCCAAATACCGCCGTACTCGCTGCACAATAGCCTGTGATCTGGTGCTTCATATCGAATGAGTCTCGCCACGCTTGGCTGAGACGAACAGAAGTTTTATTCTCATCGAGGTAATACTGACCAGTAGGCGCCTTGATAACCAGACCGTCAATGGTCCCGATATACCTGAACTCTTTACTATCCTCAAAAGTAAGAGTAACATCAAACACTTGCTCAATCCCCACCATAGACTGAGGGTTAGACACATCCTCGACATAGATCGGCCAAGTCTCCATCCCATAAAGCCGTTCATCGATGTACACTATCGTTGCTAACTCCATGTTCGTCATGGTCCGCGTACGATCATTCTCGTCATCCTTCCATCCAGCCGTGGCCAGAATGGAGAAGCACAACTCCATCAACTGTTCACGTTCGTCTGTGTAACTCACACAATGTTTCCAACACTTGTTCCATCGTGCTGCGCCGAAGATACGCTTGCCTGTACACTGTGCGTGATCGGGTAGTTTCTGTATCTCAGACAACTGCCAGATACGCACAGCCGCAAACATCTCATGCATCGTCGAACCGCACTCCAGCGCCATAGAGCGGGCCGCGGTCGGATATCTCTTCTGTAGGTGTACCACTCCCCACGTCGGACACGTTGCGATGTCTTCTAGTCGGGAGTTTGAGTACGGATGCAATATCTTCTTCTGTGCCGGTGAGGATGCGAGGACGGTCATCAGCCGTGGTCGGTGGACTTGGAGGAGTCTCTTCTCGCTCCTCGATTTCGGCGGGAGTGTTAGGTTCGGTGATGTCGACGGGCGACGGGGTAAAATAGACATTGCAATAATCTCCTATCTGCTTTCTGAGCGTGCGCACAATTGTCATGAACACTTCAACATCGCCCTTCTGGTATCTCTCTATGAAGGCGTCCCTCAACCTGATCTCAGCTTCATAGAGCGCAGCTTCCTTCTTACTCTCAAAGAACGTACCATCTTCAGTCAGATATCCCTGTGTCGGTTTCATCGCGGGGCTCCGGCGGTTTCATTGGTGCATACAGGACGCGGAGTGCCTTGTAAGCATCGCGGAACAAAGACTCCATTAGGTCACCGCCTCTCAAGCGATCACCCTGTGCCTCTGTGAAACAGATCGTCGCCAACACTGTGAGACAAGCAGAAATAACCTCACGCTGCTCTGTCTGTGCCAAGTCAATGATGTACATGGCGATCTGTTTAGCACGCTCTACTTGTTTGGGCTCAAGCGGAGTTCCCTGAAGCGATGGGAGTTCTTTAGTTGTGTGAGTCACACTAGTGCTCCGTCTCTGGATCGTTGCGAACTGACTCAACCGTGGCGTGTTCAGAGTCTCGGTTCTGCATCCTCCTGATCTCCATCAGCGTCTTCTCATTCAAGCCGACGAAGCCGTGAATGGTATCAGCCATCCTATGAAGGACTTCCAGAGCACTATCGAAGTCCTTCATAATCTGCACTTGCGTCTCAAACATGCTGCTGAGCAGGTACATTGCCTGCTCGCTTAAGTGTGCGTCTGCGAGACGCCTTTGGAACTCGTTGTGTTGCATCACATATCCTCCATCAGTCCTGCTTCATCCTTCAGCATGGTGATCGCTGCAACACGTTCCTCACATGCATAGATTGCACGCTCGCAGCGATCCAGTTCCTTAGCCAACATCTCATACTGAGCCTTAAGCTTGCGATGCACCTTATCCTTCTCGATCTCAAGCTTAAGGTTCTGGCCAGCAACGTACTCGATTGCTGATATGATACGTCGGTCACGGATGGCAGCGATCCGCTCCTCCAACTCGGGGATTGGTATCTCTGTGATCTCAGGCTGAAGCACCAGCGAACCGTTGCCCTTAGCCATCATGACCTCTCGATGATCTTGAGCTTACGCATTGGTTTACCTGGAACTTTAGCCTTGTCACATAGTTCAGCAGTCACACTAACCGGAACTTTGTATTTACTCTTAGCTAACAACGCACCGAGTTCCTCTACCTTGAACCGCCTGACTGGTGACGACACGCTAGCTACGATGCTAAAGCTCGGGCTGTCTGCGAGTTGGTGATCGCCTGTGTCGAGCGTATCGATATCAGGGATCACACCCTCCTTCTCCATCATAGCCCATACCTTTTCAGACTGAGCCTTCGCGTACTTCTCAACTTCGTCCCAGGCGTAGGCTACACCAATCAGCGCACCTTGGTTATGCTTTGCATCAGGGTTATTGATGTATTTACCAACAATCCCTGACATGAACCGGATGATGTCTGTTTTGAATGACATTAAAGCCTCCTCAGACTTTGTGTGAGTTACACAGACTACGAGTTAGATTTATGCAGCCTTGCACGCTGTTCGTTCATCGACGACACCATCGCCTCCGCAGTAGCGGTGAACGAAGCAACACGGTCGGAGAAACGACGTCCTTGTTCCAGTATACTATCAGCAAGAGCATTGGCTTCACCTCGTAAGGCTTCTGCCCTTGTGACGGCAGCCTCACCAATCTCACGGATTTGGTCTGCCGTTTCGATGCTAATCTTGTCGATCCCTCTCGCACTCAGTTCCCCAATTCTTGATATGTCAGGAGGCCCGCCATTGCTAGGGTAAGAAGAAATAGAATGGCCACTATTACCAACGCCGCCTTGAGGGCGGTCACGGATCGACTGTTCAAGTGCATCGAGAGACTTCCTCTGTTCATCACGAGTCGTCTCGTAGCTATCGTCTGTCATTTGCTTGCTCCTCTTTGTGTGAATCACACAGCCTGCTTATGTTCTCTTGGTCGCTTGACTCGCATATCCTCCATCTGGTTGAGCGCATCAGCCAATCTAACCAGCGTAGCCCTCGGTACTTTAGATGTTCGGGAATGATCTGCATGATAAGGTATCAACCCGATGATATGAGTTGCAACTATGGCGACCGCCTCAAGTCGTTCGAGCCTATCCGCAACCTGCTCAAGTAGCGCCCGGTTCAGGTCTTCCGACCCATTCTCCAGACGTGAGGCGACTGCCCGTAACAACTTGGGCAGTCCCATCACAGATGTAAGCTGACTCACCTAGGCGGACCAAACACAATAGCCGAAGCCTGTTGCTTGCTGCAAGGCTTGCCAACGTTTTCCCAGGGATCATGCTCCCTGGTTCCTGTGTGAGTCACACGACGCTGTGCCTGCCACTCACCATTAGCTACGCTGATAACTCGGGTATCATGTTCGCCATAAATTGGATCACGTTCGCCACGCATTTGATCGCTCCTCAGCGTTGGATTCGAGTGATACACTTTGTCATCACTTTATCATCATAAACTAATCACTCACCATTGTCAAGCATTATTTTCAGACCCTCCACAGCTTTTGGTTTCGGATCAAAGACACTAAAGATCGCGAGACATCATACTGAATTGCTAAGTCCTTCCCTGATTTAGTAGACGCGCGTATCTCAAGCACCTGTGCCTTCGTGAGTTTGGATCGTCCATGTCTCTCTCCATGAGAATGCGTTCCATAACTTACGGCATCCATACAATTATTAACATGTGTATCGTATCGAATGTTAGTTTTCGCGTTGTCAAACCCATTACCGTTATTGTGACAAATCTCTAGCCCTTTAGGCTTCGGACCAATGAATGCCTTGGCAACGATTTCATGAACAGGAATGGTTACTCTCCACCCCATTCGTGAAAGGCATACACGAAAGTATTGTTCTTTCCGATGCATCGGCTTTAAAACCATTTCGTTCCTAACAGACCAGATATCTCCTTGATCGCTAACTTTGTACAATCCTTCCCATCCGACAACATCTCTCCATTCCATGACGTCACCTCCCTTCGATAGTACGACTCGCCCTGGTATCGGACCAGATAATTCTTTTAGATAATTCACGTATGTCAAACGATCCTTCAAGTGATAGCATGTCCCGCTCGAACGACCCACCCAGTTCCACGCTATTGGCATGTCCTTTATCGTAGGGACAATCAGAAAAGTGATTGGCGAGAGCTTGTCGGGTTTCACTGTTCAGGTTCCTTTCACCTACGATATCAAGGATCAGGTTCATCATACGATTGAGCA